GATGCAACGAGCAATGACAAGAAGGACCAAGCCGCTTCCCAGAATGCTTCTGATTCTCCCACAACTTCTACGGGCAGGAACCCAAAGGGTAGTGGTGCAAAGCAAGATGGTAAGAATGCTTAAAGATAGTGTATAATTAGGACTAACATGACGAAATTAAATGGAACCTCAGGATCGATTGTTGACGGACGAATTCAGTTCTCCGTCCCAATCTCCAAGGTCGATACCGAGTTGCGTATGGTTCACGGGTTTGCAACCCTTGATAATATCGACCTACAAGGTGACATTGTTCCTCTAGAGTCTTCTATTAGGGCTTTCGAAAAGTTCCGTGGAAACATCAGGGAAATGCACAACGCCCTTAAGGCTGTTGGCAAGATGGTGTCATTCCGTCCTGAACGCTATTACGATCCAGAGACAGGTACCGTGTACAACGGTATCTTTGTTTCTGTGTACGTTTCCAAGGGGGCAGAGGATACGTGGCAGAAGTGCCTTGACGGAACTCTAGCTGGCTTCTCCATTGGTGGAGTAGTAACCGAGGTATTCGATCAGATCGTAGAAAAGGGTATCTATAGGGTAATCGCTGATTACTTCCTTACAGAGCTATCCCTAGTAGACAACCCAGCCAATCAGTTTGCAAACATCATCTCCATTGAGAAGAATTCCGATGGTGGATATCTTTCCAAGACAGCAGCAGAGAACGTCTTCTGGTGCAAGTCTGACAACACCTTGCAGATCACAGCTTCTGATTCAACAACTTGTTTCTCTTGCAAGTCACCTATGCAGAACATCGGATTCGTAGAGTCCAATGACGATGATAGAATGACTGTAGCAAAGAATCTTTTGGCTAATGCAAAGAACGCTCCTACTATTGGAGACAACGTAGATTTCGATGAGGGCATCGGCCACATTGATTCCATTTTGACAAAGGGTCAGGTTAAGTTGGACAGTAGTGATGAACTACTAACAGCTACCGAAATTGACCCAGTTGCCGTTATTCAGGTTTTTGTTGAAAAGGATGATACAATGGTTTCGGTAAACCGTCGTATTGTCAAGAATATTTCTTCTTTGACAAAGACAAAGGAAAAGGAGGTTGAGAACATGGAAGATACTGACGTAACAATCGTGGAGGAAGTAATCGAAAAGGCCGCTGATGCAGTCGTAGTAGAGGAAGCAGTAGTTGAAGCACCAGCCGAAGAGGTTGTTGTTGAGGCTCCTGTAGAAGAGTCCACCGTTGTAGAAGAGGTTGTCGAGAAGGCAGAGGAAGCCGTCACGGAACCTGTTGAAGTAATTGTTGAAAAGCAATTCACAGACATTCAGAACATGCTCAAGGGTCTCACCGAGGCTTTGGTACCGATGGTGGAGATGCTTAAGTCTCTTGGTGCCAACACCCAATCAAACTCAGAGGCTATCGCTAAGATGGCATCCGATCTTGACGAGACAAAGGCAGGAGTCAGCGCCGTAAAGTCTGACACAGAAGTTTTCGGAGAACGTGTTGCTGCCGTGGAAGGCACAACCGCATTCCGTAAGTCCGCTGATCTTGGCGAGCAGCGTACGGAGCAGCCACAAGCTGCTACTAGCAAGTGGGGTGGGAGTTTCCTCGACACCGCCTATTACAACTGACAGATATACATAATTTTCAGGAGGTGAAAATGTCAGAGGAAGTTCTTACAAAGGCCGCAGAAGCTGGTGTATTCGCTGCCGGTGGTATTGGTGGAGTAACATCCCCAGCCGCAGGATCAGTGGGTAACGTAGCAGGAGGCTACTTCGGTAGCACCGCAGGTGCGAACGCCGTTAATCCATCTGGTATCGCTGGTGGAGGAATCCTACAGCCAGACCAGTCAAAGCAGTTCATTGACTACATTTGGGACGCAACATATCTTGCAAAGGATGGTCGTCACCTTACAATGAACGCTAACACCGCAGAAATCGAAAAGCTCAACGTAGGTGAGCGCGTGATTCGTCAGGCAAATCAGGCTGACGGCACATACGAAAACGCAGGTGCAGAGTTCACAAAGATCGAAATTACCACAAAGAAGATTCGTCTTGACTGGGAAATCGCTCGTGAGACTCTAGAAGACAACATCGAGAAGGACGCACTTGAGGATCGTATTGTTCGCAATATGACAGCCGCTCTTGCTAACGATATCGAAGACTTGGCAATCAACGGTCTTGGTACCGGTGCTGACAAGTTCCTAAAGATCATGCCGGGATTCATTGCTCAGGCAGACGCAGCAGGCTCTGGCTCTCACGAGACAGCCGTTACTGTTGCTGGTGGAGCATGGACCCCAGAGGTCATCCAGCAGATCATCAACACAATGCCACGTAAGTACCGTGCATTGAAGAGTGGTTTGAAGTTCTACGCAGGAACAAACACATTTGCAGACGTTGTGAAGAACAACGGTACACTTGCCAATGCAGTTTGGACTGACGGCAACAAGCAGACATACCTTGATGGTGTGGGTCAGGTTATCGGTGGTCTCAAGACTACTCGTGTACTTGGCGTAAGTCTTGCTGAGGTTCCTTACTTCCCAGAAGGACGTATTGAACTAACATTCCCACAGAACCGCGTGTGGGGATTCCAGCGCGACGTGCAGGTACTTCGTGAGTACCGTAACAAGAAGGACACAATCGAGTACACCGTATACGTACGTTTCGGACTCGCTTGGGAAGAGCTTGACGCACTAGCATTTGCTGATGCAGCCGCAGATATCTGATAGATAAGCTGTTGGAAGGGGGTAGGGAAACCTGCCCCCTTTCGCGTATTCTGGTACAATGTATCGAAGGAGGATTTATGACTAATGAAACTATTGAAGAGACTGCTCCACATGAAGATGGAGAAGGTGCAATCGTTATGGGACGTACTGGAATTACCACCAAGTCCCCAAAGAAGCCTAGAAAGGTTGCCCCAAAGCCAGTAGAGTCTGACAAGGCACTGCTCTATTCCGCAGGGAACATCACATTCCCCGGTGTTGGAGAAATCAAGTACGGATTCACCGTTGTCTCCAAGGAAGCGGCAGCTAAGTGGCTAACACTTAAGAAGGTCCGTGAAGCAACCGTTGAGGAAGTAAAGGAATTCTACGGAGTATGATCATTTACAGGGTGCCACCATTTCCACCATTCAGGACAATCGCTGTTCCTGTTGTGGATCACGAATACGATTGGGTGATTAGCGATGAGTTCGGTGAAGAGCTATCCACTGGAACCGCTACTTCGGACAGTGATGGCATTCTGAGCTTTCATTCCCCAAGTATAAGGTATGACGCTGACTATGTTCTAGAAGTCACGGACGCAGGAGAAACGGTACTCATTGAGCCACTATTTGTCATTCGTCCCTATGGTGCACTTCCAGTAACAGAAGAAGAGAAGAGAGTTGAGTCTATTAGTCGTGCAATCATTGATTCTACGACAAATGGATTCTATTACACACTAGCCACATTTGAAACTGAGGGGAGTGGGTCCGATTATCTTCCTATCCCAAGTAGGATCAATAAGCTCACACGAGTTTGGGAGAACGGTGAGCTTGTCTTCACAAACGGAAATGTAGAGAACACAAAGTCATTCGCAGTATCCAAGGACAGATCATCTGTCGTATTGGTTGGAGAAGACAGCTTTGATTCTGGCAAGCCAATCAAGGTTACCTACGCAGGGTCAGATTCATTCGGTGGATTCAATGGCAGCGGTGGAGCATTCCCACAGGGATCAGACTATGTTGTCGAATATGAATCAGGATATCTTGTTGTGCCCAATGAGGTCATGCAGGCAGCAGCTTTACTCGCCGCTGACGTTGGTGACGAAGATGAGTATCTAAAGCGATACATCAGCGAGTACGACACAGACCAGTACAAGGTAAAGTATTCCGCACGAGTTTTCGGGGGTACAGGAAACAAGACAGTAGATCAGCTATTGAAGAAGTTCAGGGATTACACCGTTAGGGCAGGACTCCTGTAATGTACCCAATGCTGGCAGACGTGTATTACGCAGAACAGGTTCAGAAGCCTTCGGGTGAAATGAAGAATACGTGGACCTTTGATCGTACGGTGAAGTGTGAACTCAAGACTGGTTCATTCAACACCGAGATGCGTTATGCCACCCAGACATTCGATGAGTTCTTTACGTTGCCTACAGTTCTGTATGGAAGATTCAAGGACGACATTCAGTCTGCCAGTGATGGTAGTCAGCACATGACAACAGAAATTCTTGTGACAAATGTTCGCACGAACAAGCCGGGGGACGCAGGAAAGCTTCTATTCACAGAACCAAATGATGCAGAAGACGACCAAGTACCAATCCTTTATGAGCTTCGTAGCCTCAGCCCTTTCATCAATATGTGGGGACGTGCAGAACATTACAAGACGCAGCTAATGCGTAGCGACAATCAGGAAGCTCTTGTATGACAGCAGTGACCTTCAACTTTACAGACCTAGTAACAAAGCTTGAGAGTGCTGTCCAGTACAGCATGGGTTTTGTTGCGGCTGTGGAGCAAGAGCGTCTGTCATTCAACACAAAGTTGGGCGAAGTCATCAAGACTATGCTTGAGCGCTACATTGACTCTCAAGCTAGTTTGTCACCTGAACGTCTTCACCACATGTATGAGTGGGGACAGGCAGGCGATCCTAGTGCGAGGCTGTTCGATTTCAATATGGTTGCTACGGTAACCCACATCACGCTTGACGGCAGCTTCCGTCAATCGACCTCCATCCCACCTTCCGGTGGTCCTCCCTTTGAGAACAAGGCGTCGGTCATGGAAAGTGGTGCCAGCATCACGATCACTCCCAAGGACAGCGGTGTCATTGCGTTCGACGTTGACGGTGAAACTGTGTTCACGAGTTCAGAGGTTTTCATTGAGCATCCCGGTGGTCCAGAAGTATCAGGAGCATTCAGGGAAACGGTAGAAGGATTCTTGCGAGGGTATGCCAAGTCAGAAGTTATTCTTCCAATTTTCAGGAGCATGGCAACTCCACAAGAATTCAAGCGCTACTTCCCATCAGGGGTAAAGGGTGGCGGGTACGCAACAGGACTAATTGCCGGTAGAGAGTATATGCGAATTAAGGGTGGCCTAAATGTTGAGTGAAACTATTGAACCTATTCATGTAGTTAACCGTTATCTGTGGGATGAACTAAAGAAGAGAATGTCCCCAACAGAAATCACGAAGTACAACTATGGAAACATCATGCCAATCTTCCCCGTCAATGACTCAACCTCAGGTGATGCCAAGTGGATTAACCGTCCATACTTCGTTTACACCCAAGCGTTCAGGGTAACCCATGGATTGCACGTACTTAAGAAGGCTACCTTCGTTTATAGCCTCAAGTCAAACGTCAATGACTTCATGGGCTGGGCGTCTGCTCTTCAAGACATTCTTGACCGTCAGGACGATGCGGCAGCAGATATCAACGAATACAATTGGAGCCTAGGGAATGGCTCATTGTACTGTCCAGTAATCTTCCATTCATTCCGTGTTTATCAGAATGAGCCAGCTAAGCCAAGCAGTTCTGTGTCCACTCCCTCCGTGTCAGCAACATTTATGGTGGTAGCCGAATACCATTTAGTATAAAACCGATGGTATACTTCTAATTGAGGAAACGCCCATAAACTTTATACAGAAAGAGGTGAACACATGGCTTATACCCGTGGAGACTCCAAGCAGATCATCGTCGGTGCCGCAGCGCTGTTCATGTTCAAGGCAGGCGCAATGGCCGCTGCCGATCTTCCAGTTTGGGTCGTAGCAACAAAGGCAGTAGAAACACTATCTGCCGCAGTAACATTCCGTAACCTTGGTTACACGACCAACGGTATTGAACTATCAATCCAGCCTGACTTCGGTGAAGTCAAGGTTGACCAACAGCTTGACGTTGCACGTCTATTCAAGCAGTCCATGCAGGTTTCTATGAAGACAACTCTTTCAGAAGCAACCTTGGACAACTTGGTACTTGCAATTTCTGCACCAGCCGCAGACCTTGTAGCAGGAACTTTGACATTGAACTCCGGTGCTCTTGGTGACGCTCCAGTCGAAAAGGGCTTGGTTGCCGTTGGACCTTCTGTTGCCGCAGCACCAACAGAGCGTATCTACATGGCTTACCGTGGAATGACCGTTGATAGCGTATCTATCAACGCAAAGCGCGACGAAGCTTCTCAGTTCGATTGCAACTTCCGTTTGCTTCCTGACAACACAGGTGCATACGGAAAGATTATCGACAGAGTAATTGGCTGATCGATAGAATAGCTGAATACGGTGGGTCGGTCCTTCGGGACCGGCCCATTGTGCTATACTTTTGCTATTCAGCTATTTGAAAGGAAACCATGGCTACAAGTGTGTATGAAACCGAAACCCTAGAACTAGGAGACGGCGTAACGATTGAGATGCGACCACTTAAGATCGCAGGACTACGAAAGTTCATGAAAGAGTTTGCTAAGCTAGACGCAGTACAGGAAGACAACGACAAGTCATTCGACGTACTAACCGCATGTGTAGTGCTTGCACTCAAGCAGTGGAATGCAGAACTTGCAAACAAGGTGTGGATCGAAGACAACCTTGATATGAA